ACCGCAAGTGCCCGAAGTGCAAGGGCACTGGAGTGAAGAAGGCCCCGCGCAAGCAGGTCGCCGACGCCATGGGCGTGCCGGAGAACGAGGTCACCTCGATGCTCCTGGCCACCAACCCGCTGGCCTACACGGCCGCGACCAGGATGGCCGAGAAGGCCGACGACGACTCCCACCACTGGACGCCCTGGCAGTACAAGGACAGCGGGGACGACGAGGTCCAGGACACCCCCAACGGCACCATGGGCAAGCCCGACGTCGTCACCTACGACGAGGGCATGACCGACCCGAAGTTGTCCAACCCCCAGACCTACCAGCAGCAGATCAGCCGGGCCTCCTCGACCTCGCGCAACGAGATCGGCCAGGAGATCTGCGACGACTGCGGGTCGCTGGTGACCGGCGGCCCGGGCAACTGCCTGAACTGCAACGGCGTGAACTCGGGTGCGACCCACGACGAGGAGTACGACCGTGGCTGGCACGAGGGCTCGCTGACACGTCGCGACATGGTCGCGCTGGCCCGCATGACGACGGCCGCACCCTTCGGTGGGGCCGTGCCCACGGACGAGGCTCAGCCGGGCGCGAGCGCCCCGTATGGCGGCGGGATGGCCGGTGGGGGCATCAACCCCTCCCAGTCGACCACCAAGCCGCGACAGATGCCCTCAGGGGGCGGCGGAGGCGGTCTGCCTGGGATGAACGACGGCTCCTCGGACTTCGACCCGGCGTCGATGGGTGCCGACCAGAAAGACGAGCAGGCTCCTGCTGCCGGTGCGGCCGACACCAAGGTCATCGCTCGCATCCTGCGGGCCGACCCGACGCTGTCCCTGCCCGAGGCTCGCGAGATGGCCAAGCGCGTCGCGCTGATCGACCCGACCCAGTTCGGCAGCACCGTGCCCCAGCATGACGGGCCGCTGACCGAGTTCCTTAAGCACACGCCCGAGCGCCTCGTGGAGAACATGAACAAGATGCCCAGCGGGCCCGGCAAGAGCCCGATCGCCGAGCCTGCGGCAACCCCGGGCAGTCCCGGTGGGCTCGGCGGAGAGGCACCTGGCAGCCCACCTCGTGGCCCCGGTGGGCTCGGTGGAGAGGCACCTGTCGGAGCACCTTCTGGAGGGGCCCCGGTTGCGGACATGGCCGCCGTGGTCAAAGCCATCCCTCCGGTCGTGTGAGAGGAGTTGAGCAACGTGCGTGACGGACAGCGGGTGTCGTACATCGGGAAGCCGATGGGGGACGTCCAGCCAGGCGACGAGGGGCGCATCCTCGCGTGCTCCTCGACGGGCGCTCACATCAAGTGGGCGAGCGGTGAGTACTCGTTGGTGACCACCGACGACATCACCCCCCTGCTCCCTGGCATGTCCGTCGAGGCGACGCTCGACGACTCCCTCGACCTCGGTGGCTTCGAGGTCACCGGGGCCCGCGACATCTACGACGTCGAGGGGCCCGAGGGTCTGCTCAACGAGATGGCTCAGGCTGGTCACCTCGCATCCTTCGAGGGATACGCCCAGGATGCTCTCGACACCGTCACTGCACGGATCCGACAGGACCCAGCGTTCGCGGCGGTGACCTCACGGCTCGACGACAACGAGGCCGACCACCTGGTCCGGCTGGCCTCGGCAGCGCTGATCCGCGACGCCTTCCTCCTGCCGGAGGACTGAGTCATGGCTCGACGCCAGTGCGATGACTGCAAGGCCAACATGGGGGCGTATGAGCCTCGCACCCGCGTGGGCGATCAGATGCTCTGCGACGCCTGCAAGGACAGCCCCCGAGGAGGACTGGTGAGCGCGACTCCCAAGACGTCGATGCGGTTCGAGGCCCACGACTCCGGCGACGGCATGACCGTCTTCCACTGCCCGTTCTGCGGGTCCGGCCAGGTGCTCGCGCGCAGCGACCGGACCATCGAGTGCCAGTTCTGCCACACCGCCTTCACGGTGCAGGTGCAGCCGGTCTACCCGAACTTCCCGCAGACGGTGGACGGCCAGCCCATGCAGGTCCCGGGGATGCCCGGCCAGGCAGGTCCTCCTCCTGGTGGACCTCCTCCCGGCTCGCCCATGGGCGGCATGGACACCGACCCGTCCGAGCCCGGTGCTCCGATGGACCCCGCTGCCCTCGGCGCGGATGGCCAGGTGCCGCCGACCGGTGAGGACGACGAGGAGGCCGACGACGAGTCAGGCTCCGGCGACTCGTCCGGCCACGAGAAGTCCAAGGGCAACCCCTTCGCCAAGAAGACGTTCAAGACCCACACGGGTGCCCTGCTGACCGGCGAGGAGTACGCCAACTACCTCGCGATCCGCACCTCGAACAACCCGGCTCGCACCGCTGCTCTGGTCAAGGCAGCGCGAGGTCGGTGAGCACCGTCCGGGTCGTCATGCGCGTGACGCTCGACGACGGAAGAGTGACCCTCGATCGCGGCCAGGTGGTAGACACGCCTGACTACATCGCCAAGGACTGGATCGCTCACGGCTACGCCGTAGTCCAGCCCCCGGTCAAGCGCCGGAGTGCGAAGAAGGAGACGGCGTCCAGTGAGTGACCAGATGAGTGGTGCGGCCTGGGACGCTGAGGTTGCCCGGCGTATGGGGTCGGGCAACCCCTTCAACCACCGGACGGCCTCAGTGGAGCAGGACCCCGAGGTCGCTGAGATGCGCAAGAACCGGCGCGTCAACAGCAAGGTGGCCGGGCTGTCCAAGACGGCCATGACGCCAGGTGGGGGCCGTGGGGGCTCCGACCTCGCGTTCGCCACCGGCCGACCGCGTGACCCGTTCTTCTACTGGAAGCAGAACAACCTCCCGTACGACACGGCGGACACCGAAGAACTCAAGCGCATCAGGCAGTTCTGCAACACGCCGGACGCCCCGGTGTGGATGGGCGACTACTCGTTCAAGCCGATCGGAGAGATCCAGGTCGGCGACGAGGTCATCGGCTGGGACTACCAGACCGGCCCCAGCGGTGAGTCGCGCAAGCGGCTTCGTCGCACCAAGGTGCTCGCGACCAGCAGGCGTCAGGCTCCGATGATCGTCAAGATCACCATGGAGTCCGGTCGCGTCATCCGGTGCACGCCCGACCACTCCTGGGCCAACCCCTACTACTCGCTGAACGACCCCGGCCAGCGCGGCTGGTCTCAGCCTGAGTACCGGCACGCCAAGGTCGGCCGCGAGATGGTTCGGGTCATCGACCCGACCGAGCCGCTCACCGACGAGAAGCAGCGGATCATCGCGGCGTGGCTCGGCGGGATCTACGACGGCGAGGGATCGGGCGAGCGCATCGCCCAGAGCGAGACCCACAACCCCGACGTCCGCCAGCGGATCATCGATAGCCTGGAGGCGCTGGGCCTCCCGGCGACCGCCAAGCCCGACGTCATCTGCATCACCCGCGAGGGGCGCAAGAGCGGCCAGGGCGCAGCCCAGGACCTCGTCAACTTCCTCAACTGGACAAACCCCACCCGACGGGTCAAGGCCGCTATCGACGCGCGGCTGCTGGCTCAGCCGACGGGTGGTCGCGACAAGGTCGTCTCCATCGAGGAGGAGGGGGCTGGCGAGGTCGTCTCCATGCAGACGGAGACGGGCAACTACACCGCGTGGGGCTTCGCCTCCAAGAACTGCCGTTTACTCTACCAGACCCACCCGATCATCGGACCGGCGATCGACATCTTCACCAAGTACCCGCTCCAGGGTGCGGAGTTGTCGTGCAAGGACGAGCAGATCACCCAGTTCTACGACGACCTGTTCATGAGCGAGGAGGGGCTCAACTACCCCGAGTTCCTGCTGGACTACGGGCGCGAGTACTGGACCGTCGGCGAGGCGTGGCCCTTCGCCTCGTTCAACGAGGTGCTCGGCATCTGGGAGAGCGAGGAGTTGCTCAACCCGGACGACATCGAGGTCGAGCGCAGCCCGTTCCTCAAGGACCCTCGCTTCCTGATCCGTCTGCCCAAGACGATCCGCGACCTGATCTCCACCCGCACGCCGCTCTTCGAGTACCAGAAGTTGATGGAGAACTACCCGGAGTTGCTCAACTTCGGCAACGACAACGACCTCATGCCGGTCAGCAACGTGCTGCTGCGCCAGTACAAGTTCAAGGCCGACACGTTCAACAAGCGCGGCGTCCCGCTGCTGATGCGAGCCATGCGCTCGGTCGTGCAGGAGGAGATGCTCAACTCCGCGATGGACGCCATCGCCGACCGTCTCTACACCCCGCTGATCCTCGCCCGTCTCGGCGCGAGTGCGACCGACCTCGGCACCTCGGTCCCGTGGATCCCCACGCCGGACGACCTCGCGGACTTCGAGGAGGCGCTCGATGGCGCTCTCGCTGCGGACTTCCGCGTCATCGTGCACAACTTCGGCGTGCAGATGGAGAACGTCTTCGGCCGCGAGGCCATGCCGGACCTCGGTCCTGACTTCGACCGCATCGAGAGCCGCATCCTCCAGTCGTTCGGGCTGAGCCAGACGATGCTCAACGGCGCGAGCAGCGGCGAGACCTACGCCGCCGACGCGCTGAACCGTGACCTCGTCAGCCAGTTGCTCACCACCTTCCAGAACCTCGTGAAGAGCCACACCCGCCAGCGGATGCTCGTGGTGGCCGAGGCGCAGGAGCACTACGACTACGAGGTCCGTGGCGGCAAGCGCTACGTCAAGATGGAGGAGATCCTCGAAGTCGACGAGGAGACCGGCGAGCAGCGCATCGTCGAGCAGCCCAAGTTGCTCGTGCCCGACATGCACTTCAAGACGATGAACCTGCGCGACGAGGAGGGCGAGCGCCAGTTCCTGGAGGCGCTGCGCGAGTCCGGCGTCCCCATCTCGATCAAGACCCGGATGCACAACATCCCGATCGACCTCAAGGACGAGATCGAGACCACCTCGCAGGAGCAGGTCGACATCGCGGTCGCCGAGCAGGAGACCCGCCGGGAGATCTACCTGGCGTTGGCCAGCAAGGGACTGCCGATCCCGGCCGACCTGATCGCCGACTTCCGGGCCCAGGCCGCTCAGGCTCAGCCCCCGCTGGGCCAGGACGGGGCCATGAGCGCCCGCGCGCCGATGCTGGGCCTGGATCCCACCAGCGACCCGGCCAACCTCGCTCCGACGATGCAGGACATGGCCGAGCCCGAGCCCGGCGTGCCGTACCCCGGGATGGGAGCAGAGCCGGTGGACCCGAGCCAGTCGGCGGGGATCCCGCCCTTCGGTCAGCCCAACGTGCCGGAGGAGTCCAACGAGCAGCGGGACGGGATGCCGACGGCTGCCGCCCTCCGCCGTCGCGAGCGCGAGCCGATGTTCAAGGTGGCCCGCCGGGTGCTCGCCGACCAGGAAGCCTTCTACATCCAGGGCGTCAAGGCGGAAGACCTGGAGATCCGCGTCGTCGGCAAGCGCACCGTCACCAACGACGAGGGCGAGTCGGTCGTGGAGGACATCACCGAGATGCCCATCCTGCGACAGCGGATCGCCGCTGGGGAGATCGACCCGGCCAGGGTCGTGCCCACCACCTACCGCACCCCGAGCCACATCGGGATGCGTCGCGAGGCCGAGGTCCACCCCGACAAGCCGATGGACGACTGGTTCTACGAGCCCATCGACGCCGACTGAGTCCTGCCCCGGAGGCCCCCAGAGGGCCGAAGAGGTGAGGGAAGGAGCCCACCATGGGTCTGGGGAGCCGCAAGGCGTCTCGTCACGAGACAGCAGCGTCCGAGAGGACCGCCGGGGTGCGCTCCGAGGACTACTGGGCGTTCCAGCCCGGCGCGTCGGTGATGACGGTCGATGGGATCCTCGGCACCGTCACGGCGGTCCAGGACGGGCCCACGCCGGGCAACGAGGCCTACGAGGTCACTCTGTCCAAGGGCATGGGTGGCGGGCTCTACACGTCCTCCCAGTTGTCTCCTGCGGCCTCCACCACGGCGAGCACCGAGAAGACGGCGGCTGAGGACTACCCCGAGTTGGGAACCATTCTCAACGAGCGTCCGGACCCGGCGATCAACACCGTGCTCGCGAGCCGGACGGCCTCGTCCGAGCGAGACCACTACGTCGGCCACCCGTACCCGCAGGAGAAGGTCTGGCCCGACCACGAGTGCGACTTCTGCGGGATGCAGGCCAACACCGGCCGCAACCCGGAGCCGATCGCGCGCACC